GTCTCCAACTGGTCAATCGTGCGCTCCATGTCGGCTTGCGTGACATAGTTCGTAATTGCGTTGCTGTTGTACGTTACTGTGGTATTCCCACGCGCCTTCTGTGCCATTACCTAATCCCCCTGCCCTATGCGGGCTGTGTTACCCCATCTACCGTCGCGACCACGGCGATTGTGAAGCCTGTCGCGCCGCCCATGCTTGCAATGTTCACGCGCAGCCACCTGTTGACCGTGCCGGTCATCGCGGCGCTAGTGGCGTGCCCCACCGCGCTAAACGTGACTGTGCCCTCGTCCAAGTAGGTGCCGCCCTCTGTGGCGCTGCTCTGCACCTTGACACTGGCGTTGGTCGCCGTGCCGGTGATAGAAAACACCCATACGTAGATGTCGCCACCCGCAGAACCCGCCGCGCCGATGTCGTAAGATGTCTTATTGCCGGTCGCGGTGATTGCGCCGTACCACAGGCACAGCCCGCGCCGCAAGCCGTAGTCACCCGCCATGAATGAGCCATCAATGCCGAGTACGCCCGTAGCCGGTGCGCTGATTTTCATCTCGTCGGCGCTTGTCAGTGGCAGCACGTAGGTAGGCATACCGCCGTCGCCCGTCGCGCTGTCTGCCAGCATCAGCCCAACCTGCGTTACGTTGGTGGCGGCAAACCTGTCGTAAAGCTCCTGCTCCCACCCGCCAGAATCAGCCGTCAAACTGGACACGTACCCCGTAATTTTGATGCTGCTTTCGGGGTCCGTCGTGATAAATTCCTTGGCGGTCGCCTGAAACGCCGTGACTTCCTCAGTACCAATCGACATGCTAATCTCGGCGCTTGCCGTTTTGGTGCTCATGTCGAAGTTATCAACCCACAGCCGCGACCAACGTCCCTTAGTGCCTGCCATCGCTATTCACTCCCCGTCACTGTCGCGACGATTACCCAATACGCCGCGTCGCCTATCTGTTCGGCGTCTAGTCGCATCTGCCAAGAATCCACCACGCCGCCAAGTGCCTCGTCTGCCAACGTCGCCTGCAATGCGTCGATGATGGCGAGTGCCCGCGCATAGTTCGCCGGCTGCGTGTTTTGGCCCATAGCCTCCACCGCAACCACCAGGTCACACGTTAGCGACGGTAAACCCATCTGTCCGCCCATGCTGGCGATAGTCGTCTCGCCTTGTGGCAGGCGTGCCCACTGTGCCGGTAGTTGCGCCGTGCTCAGTTGCGTAGGTGGCGAGGTGTAGCGTTTGACGACGCCTGTCACGACAAGCCCCGCAAGTGTGGCGACGTACTCGGTGTAGGTCATACGTTGCGCCTCACGTATGGGGCCAGCATTGATTCCACGTCGCTAGGAATGCGGCTTGGCAGTATCGTGATGTCACCTGCGATGACAGGGGCATCGTTGCCCGTGTTGTCCTTCTGGCGATACATCCATGCCGCAAGACGAACGCAGGCGTGCTGCACGTCAGCCGCCGCCGTCGTGCTGTAGGACCACTTGCCGGTAATCACAATGTCGCCCGTGATACCGTCCCATGCGTAGGTGCTTGCAGGTCGCAGGCGCAGCGCGTGCCACGGCGTAACGTTGCGCGGCTCCGTCGTGTACTCGGTGCCCGCAATCGTTACGCCGTCGCCGTTCACTACACTTGTTATAGCGCACAGGTCGGCATCCACATGGAGCATACGCCCGTCGATACTGCGGTAGTCGTAGCGGCGCGCCGTGGCGGTCGGTGCCTCGAACGTGCGGTTGCACATGCCATCTATCGCTGCCTGCGCCCGCGCGAGCAGTTGCGTAAGCAGCCCGTCGTCGGCGGTGCTTTCGTCAATGCCTAGATATGCGGTTACATCAGCCAGCGATGCGTATGCCATGATTACAGCACGCCCCCGGTGCTCTCACGCTTGGGTTTCGGTGTCGCCTGCGGCTTGTTCTCTGGCAGGTATTCGCCCTCCGCAAGCACGATCATGTTGTCGCGCAGGAGTTCGCGCGCCTGTCGTTCTGTCACGTCAAGCGGCTGGCCCGCGGTGCCCAGGATGTAGGCGCCATCAATCACGGCTACAAACGTCTGCGTTGCGCTTGCTTTCATGGCGTCACCTACTTAGCCCACGCCGTCACGCTGACGGTCACGGGGGCAGTTGTGGCGAGTGTGGCATACGCACAGGCGTAGCGCCCGAATAGCGGTGCCTGAACGAACGTGCTCGCGTCGGCGGCGCTAGTCGCCAAGTTCATGCCGTCCACCAGGTTCGCAGCGTTGTTGTTGCTGTATTGAATCTTGACGGTGACAGTCTGCGTGTCGCTCACGTCGATAACCGTCTGTACGTCGGCTACTGCCCACTTGCCCAACTCCCAACACGAACCCTGCGCGCTCGCCGTGATAGCGTTGCCACCGAACAGGGTGTAGAGTTGGGGATTTAACCCCACGGGCTGCGTGATACTTACCGGCGTTGGGGCTGCGGCAAGGGCGGGTGTTACCCCGCCCCCTGTCATCGCAACCAACAGCACGGCAAGACACAGCACCCCGATTCCTACTGATAGTGCAATGTACTTGCGCATCATTCCCCCTTAGCCTAGGCGTGCAGCCCGTAGCCGATTGCGCCCGCCTGCAAGACCTTGTAGACAGCGCGGAACATATACACGAACTGAATCTGCCCGCTAGAGGCGAGGGTGTACGGGTCGCGCAGCACGGTCATGGACGGCGCTTCGCGATAGCCCATGTACGACCAGTTGCCGAAATAGACAGACTTCTGTCCGGTCGCGATAGCAGCCGGAGCCGCCGAGCGATACACCGGGTAGCCGAGAATTTCGCCACCAGTGCGGGCGGGGTTGTTCTCCATACCGTTATAGATACGCGCGCTACCGAGAATGGAGTTAATCGCCCACTGCGTGCTGTTGCGCATAATCCAGCCCACACGCCCGCCAGCCAGGTACGGGTCAAGCGTATCATTGCCGACGATGCTCTCCGGTTTGCCGGCTGCAATCGAGGTGTTAGCGAAGTCCGCAAACTTCGTGCCGTTGGTGCCGGCTTCGGTAATCAACAGGGCGTTATGCGTGACAGCCAAGGCGCGCCCAACGTAGTCGTTGAGGAAGTTCATCAACTGGCTGTCCTCGTCCTGCATGAGTTCCTCGGACAGCTTGACGAGCTTGGTGTACTTGACCAACGTCATCGCAACTTGCCCCAACGCGGGACCATCCAGGTCGTAGCCCACGGTTTCGGCGGTGGACACGAACGCGTTAGCGGTGCCAGCGTCAACCGGAACATTCACTGTGGTGCCCTGTCCGGGGATAGGCACAATGCCCAACATCGAGGTCAGCATTTCCTCGTTGCGGCGGGCGATAATGCCCTGATAGTGTCCGGTCGGAACCGCATAGCCACCATCAGCAGGCGTACCAATGTTGAGGTCGGTAGCGTTCGACGCTTTGATTTCGACGCCGCGCCCATCTTCCGACAGCAGGTGCTTGACTGCGCCAGTGTCGCCGGTCTTATACCACCGCGCGAAAGCCTTGGCTTCATCGTCGCCGCGCGTCTGGATGACGGCGGGAGCTTCCACCTTGGCAACCGGGATAACCGGGTTAATCGGCTTGTCCAGTAAGCCTTTAAGTTCTGCCAACTGTGCGGCCAGTGATTCGAAATTCTGTTCGCTCATTGTCTCAATCTCCATCGCGGGAACGTCGCCCGCGTCGTCTTGTGTGTCTGCCTGCTCAATATCGCCAACCGCTTCGATAGACTTGCTTTCGTCCAACACCGCGGGAGTGTCGCCCGCCTCCGGTTGCACGTCTGCCGCCACATCTGCGGTACTGACTTCTGTTTCATCTGCCGGCTGCTCCGGCTCCTGCTGCGCCAACCACGCCTTAAGCGGTAGCACCTGTGTTGCCACAAGCCCCGCCGCGGGTGTCGGTGTCAGGCTGGCGTCTTTACCAAGCGGCCAATGCGTGATACGCGCCGCCTTGCCTTCGTCCTCGCGCTCGACAAGGTTCGGCAGGGTGCCGCTGCTCCAACCCAACTTACCCGCTTCGGCCATTGCGTAGATAGCGCGCTCGTATTCGTCGCGCATCTGTAGCTGTGCCTCAACCCATACGCCCACGTCGTCAAAGCGCAGCGTGCCCTTGCCGAGTTTGCGATGCTTGAGCACCGGGTCAAAGCCGTGACCGTAATAGACGGTCACGCGGTCGCCATCCTCTGCATCGAAGTCGCACGCCCCACCGCCGGGGAAATAGTCGCCAACTAAATCTGGTGTATCTGCGTCGGAGTAGCGCACCAGGTATCCCGCGACGCGCCCATCCCCTAGTGCCTTGATTGCCCCGCCAATGGCGAGTAGTGTGTCTGTCATCGTGTCGCCCTCTCTATCGCGTCCTTGATGCGCTTGGTGACTTTCGCCTCAAACTGTGCGATTGCCTGCGCATCGGTGCGCCAACGTCCCTTGTGCATCCATGCCTGTGTCGCCGCGGCTTGCACCCACTTGGCATAGTTGATGGCGTTGCCCACCTTGCCCACGGTTTCATTTGCCGTCTGCCGCACGCTTGTGGTCCACGCCTGCCCCAACTTGCCGGTGCGCCTGTAGCCCTCGTAATACAACTTGCCGCGGCTGTTCTTGCTCCACCCCTTAGAACGCGCCATGAAGTCAGCCGACTTGCCGCCGCGTGTCGTAAACCGCACCGGGGACATTGCCGGCCCCTGTATCGCCGCCGGCTTCGGCGGGTACTTTTTCATGTAGGTTTCAATCTCAATCACAGACGCCGATACAGCAGCGCGAATGGCGTCGGATGCGGCGATGCGCTTGAGCGACGACAGCGTGGCGTCGATGCCCTTGACTTCGATGGAGAGGTCAGCCATTGCCGCCCCCCACTTCGATTACCTGCGCGCCAAGCCTACAGCGGCATCCTGGGTGTGCTGGCGGGGTAGCAAACGCGCGTCCCTTCAACTTGGCTTGCAGTTCGGGCGATAGAATGTCGCTAAACTTGCCCTTGAGGTCTACCGTCTTGCCGTCCAGCGAACCGCAGTACGGGCACACACGCTCGTCGTTGGCAGTCATCCACACCATCGCCGTTACAACGCCGCTTGCCTCATACCCCCGCAACGTGCCCTGTGCGGCGCTGTGCGTGGTTTCGGTCATCGCAATCAGCCGCGCCCGACGTTCGTCAAATATGCTGCTCAAGTCGCGCGTCAAGGCGTCGAGGTGTTCGCCGTTCGTGTACCAACGCGCCACGCTCTCGCGCACGGCTGTGCGTGTGGTGCTATCGATATTCGTTATCAATTCGGCGCTATACTGCTGCGCCCACTCGCGCGCCGCCGTGTGGATCATGGTGTAGTCGAACCCCACGCCAAGCGTCGTCAGTTGGTCCGCTGCAAGGTTGACGCCCGCATCAACAGCGCGCCGCACCGTTGCATCAATGGCATCATGGACAGCCTGACTAGACAACCGCTGCTCTAAATAGGCTTGCAGTTCAACTATGTCCATGTCCTCGGCATTGGGCGGGAGTAGGTCGCGGAACTGTGCCCGTAACGCCCGTGCAATGTCGCGCTGCGCCCGTGCCTCAACCTCTAGCAGCAGTTGTTCTTCCGCGCTGCTATCGTCACCGGGGTCGTGTGCCAACATCAACGCCTTGCACGTCTGCCAGCCGTCGCGCGTGCTAATGTCGGCGTGCTCAATCAGCAGCGCCCGCTTGTCGGCGTCGGTTAGCACGTCAGAGGCAAACATCGCCACATCCGGCGACTTCTTGCCCTTCGCCCACCGCAAGAACTTGCGCGCGTCCTGCTGGCGTGCGTCTGCGCGTGCAGTATCATCCTGCGCTTGTTGCGCTTCCGTTGCGCCTTGCGCGTCCTGTGCGTCCTGCGTGCCTGCTAGTGCGTTCGCCTGCTGCAACTGCACCGGCTGCGGTTGCGGTTCCTCAATAGTGACATTCAAGCCAACCAACGCCGCCGCATCAGCGGGTGCAATGCCTGCCGAACGCGCCTTAACCATCACGTCTAGCTTGGCGTTCAGGTCGCGTAGCATCGTGTCGCCGCTATCGTCAACCGGGGGCAAGCCTACATCAGCGCGCGCCTCGTTGCGGGTGACAACGCCCGATTCGATGTGGTAGCCGAGAATGTCTTTCTTGCCTATGCCTACCGCCGCCCCCGTGCCCTCTTGCGTAGACGCATCGATTGGGTCGAGGTCTTCCGGCTCAACGCCTTCGGGCAGGTTCAAGCCGAGCATTTGCGCCACAATGGATTGCTTTATGCCAGCGTTGACGTAGGTAGCGAACGCCGATGCGCGCTCGTTCTCGTCCTGCTGATATATCTGCATCTCCTGCGGGTGCCACTCAAAGCGCATCCCCAACGGCGCGAACAATTGCGCGTTGACTTGCCGCGCAATCACGTTCGCCTGTGGCACTACCGTCATGTCGTAGAACGTCAGGCGGTCCGCTTCCGCGGTCGCATAGTTCGCGGCGTTGGACATTACCAACGAGTGCGGCACACCAAGCGCGGTCGCGATTTCCTCGCGTTCGGTCGCGGTTAGTTCGGTGTTGGTGAGTTCGCTCAAGCCCTCGCCCACGATAACGGGCGTAACGGCGGCGCTGACGACTTCGGCGGC